TAGCTAATTTTGGTATAGGTATTGACTCATCAGTAGCATCAGCTAACGAAGTAGATATAGCTATTAAAAAACAAAATGCAAAGCCCTCTAAAAAGAAAATGACTATAGAAGTTTATCAAGCTATGATGCAGTCTATAAAGGATGGTAATAAAGATTTAGTTACTACTCATATGGACAAATATGATATGACTAAAGCACAAAAAGAGGGTATTAATAAAGCTATTAACGAAACAGCATAAAACTTATGGACGAAATAATAAAAAAGTTTGCCTCAGACGAGGTATACTACAGCGACTATTCTTTTGTAACTAATTCACAATTAGGTTTAATTAAAAAGAGTCCGGCTACATATCAGTATTACAGGGAAAATCCTAGTGATCGACCTATAACTAAAGCACTTAACTTTGGTAGAGCATTTCATATGTGCATGCTTGAGCATGATAAGTATGAGAAAGAAGTGGTGGTAGAACCTGATGTAAATAAAAGAACTAAGGCGGGAAAAGAAGAATATCAAAAGTTTCTAACTCTACATAATGGTATGACCATATTGTCAACAGATGAATATCAATCTTTAACAGGTATGAGGAATAAGTTAACATCATCTATTGAGGCCATGGAATTATTGTCTGGAGGTATAGCTGAACAGGTAAATGTATGGAATGATCCAGATAGCCACGTGTCATGCAAAGGAAAAGCTGACTATTGGAACAAGGAAAGGAATATTCTTGTAGATATAAAAACAACACAAGACTCTAGCCCAGAGGGATTTAAGGGATCAGCGTATAAGTATGGGTATGATAGACAGGCATCATTTTATCTAGATGGTTTTGGAGCAGATCAATTCTGGTTTATTGTTATAGAAAAGTCTGCCCCATACAATATGGCTATATATAATTGTAGTGATGAATTTTTAGCAGGAGGTAGAACAAAATATAAAACACTACTGGATATGTATAACTATTATTTTATACAAAAACTTTTTGATCCATATGAACATGTATATACAGGAATATTATAAAATTTAAAACTATGAGTAAATTATTTAAAACATTAAAACAAAGTAAAGTAACAAAGAATAAGGTTGGGGAGATAACAGGTTTGTCTATACCTACAGTCAGGAAGTACCTGAAAAACCCCGACTTATTCTCTGTTGGAGACGGAAAAAACATTATAAAACACTTAAATACAAAGAACTATGAGTACACTTTTAGAGAACTATTTAACATTGAAGAATAGCTTTAGGGACAGATCCTTTAGCAACACACTTCTTCTTATTAGTCAAACATTTAAAGTTACCCCTAATCAAATTATGGCTTCTGGAGGAAGAAAGAGAAGCTTTGTTCAACCTAGAAATATATTATGTTACATGATGTATACTAAATTGGACTACAGATTAGAGGAGATAGCAGAAAGAGTAGGTTATAAGAATCACACATCTGTAATGCATGGATTAAATATGCATAGTGTTGATCTTAAATGGGATGAGACCTATAAAGAAAAATATCAAATAATTGTAGATGGTCTAAAAATAGAAGATCCACATGAAACTGGTATTGACTTCGGAAACACCGAGGGAACTCTAAAATCCTTTCATTACAAAATTCTAACCATAGAAAGTAGAATGGAGGCTTTAGAGAAGTTTATTAATTAATTAACTAAAATATTTTTATTATGGAGAAATCCGAAAACATTTACTGCGGAAGCGGTACAGAGAAGGTCTTCGATGAGGGAAGATCACTTGTTAACTTTTCATTAGATCTAGCTAAATTGAAAGATCACGTGTATGAGTATAACGGTAAAAAGTATGTTAATCTTACTATGGGAGCAAACAGAGATGGTGCTAACGAGTACGGTAAAACACACTATGTTAAGATAAATACATTTAAGCCAGAGCCTCAGTCTGAGTCGAAAGATAAGAAAGAGGAAGCTTTACCATTTTAACTTAACACTTATGGAGAAGGGGATGCGGGGGCTCCCCCTCTCTATATAAAAAACTAAACTATGTATCTAAAAATATCTGAACACACATCTATTGACAGTAATTCTATATCAGGATTTTCCTATGAGGGGAGAATTTTATATATAAATAGAAAGACTCACGATAAACCTTTAGATATTATATATGATACAGAAGAGGAATGTAGCCAAATATTTCACAACCTAAATAATCATTTTAAGTGCAAAGATATAGTAACACTATCATCAGGGACACAAACGAAAGAGGATAAAGAAATAAAATTAGCTATGTTTAAAGTGTTTTGGACCCTGTATAACAAAAAGACTGGTATGCAGAAGTGTCAGGATAAGTTTCTTAAATATGGAATTAAAACAATGCAAATAATTATAGATGCTGTTCCAATGTATATTAAAGAGACTCCTGATCCAAAGTTCCGGAAACACCCTCTGACTTGGTTGAATGGGGAGTATTGGAAAGATGAGAAGGAAAAAGAAAAAGAGAAAGAAGAACAAGAATTTAACGTAAATGATTTATTTAAATGAGCCTAAATAATGACAGAATACAGATTAATAAAACATCAGGAGAAATAAGACATGTATGCTACAGCTGTTCTACGGATAGAAAAAAATCTAAAGAGAAATGCTTGGCTATAAATGGAGAAACTGGTGCTTACATATGTCATCACTGCGGAGATAGTGGTATTATTAATCAGTATAAAACATATAAGAAAGAGAAAGATATAGAATACTCTATACCAGAAATGGGGAACTCTACTGGACTATCAGACGAAATGGTGGACTGGTTTAAGTCTAGAGGTATATCTCAAAGAATATTATTAAAAAATAAGATAACACAAACAAAAGAATATATGCCTCAAGTATCTGAACATAGAAATACTATTTGCTTTAACTATTTTAGAGATGGTAGTTTAGTAAATGTAAAGTATAGGGATGGAGAGAAAAACTTCAAACAACATAAAGATGCTGAGAAAATATTCTACGGTTTAGATGATATAAAAGAACACAAAGAAGTTTACATAGTAGAAGGAGAGATGGATAAGCTATCTTTAGATGAGGTGGGTATAGAAAATTGTGTGTCTGTTCCTGATGGTGCTCCAAATCCGGGCACTAAAAACTACGACAATAAATTCTCATATCTAGATAACTGTTGGGAATACTTTGAAGATAAAGAAAAGATCTATATATGTTCTGACAATGACACCAATGGTAGAGTTTTACTAGAAGAACTTAGTAGAAGGATAGGTAGAGAGAGGTGTTACATAGTTAAATTTCCCGAAGAAATAAAAGATGCTAACCAAATGTTAATGGAGCAGGGAAAAATAGCTCTAGAAAAAATACTGAAAGAGGCTGAACCATACCCAGTAGATGGTGTTTTTACTGTTAAATCTGAGCAAGACTACATGATAGGTGTATTCAATAACGGTAAAAAGAAAGGGTTAACAACAGGATATCAAGTTTTAGATAACCATTATACCCTCAGAACTTCAGAGTTAGATGTGTGGACAGGTATTCCAGGCTCAGGTAAAACAATGATGGCTTTCCAGATAATGCTGAACTCATCTGTTTTATACGGGTGGAAGTGGGGAATATTTTCTCCAGAAAACTACCCTGTGGGAGACCTGTTCGACACTCTAGCTGAAATGTATATAGGTAACACGTCTGATTTAGATGTGAAAGACAGGATGTCTATACACGAATACCATGAAGCTATAGATTTTTTACATAAACATTTCTTTGCTATATATCCTGAGGATGATTTTAGTCTTGATAATATACTGTCTAAGTTTAAACATTTAGTATTAAGACATGGTATAAAGGGGTGTTTGTTGGATCCTTTTAATCAATTAGATCATAAGTTTGGAGGTAAAGATGAAACAACATACATAGGAGAGTGCTTAACTAAGATAAGAAGATTTGAACAAGTTAATGATCTCAAGTTTGTTATAATAGCACATCCTAGAAAAATGGATAGAGACGATAACGGTGGTTATAAAAAACCTACAGCATATGATATTAGTGGTAGCCAGAACTGGTTTAATAAAGCTGACAATGTTATATGTATACATAGAGATAATGCTATGGACATTAATAATACTTCAGTAGCTTTTAGTGTTCAAAAGGTTAAGTTTCAAAAATTAGTTGGAGTTCCCGGAGAGCAAGCGTTAAAATATGATAGAAGATCTGGAAGGTATTTAGATTACCATATGAATTGTCCTTTAGATAATATTAGTCAGACACATAGTCTATGGAGAAAAACTAACGACAGATACTAATGAGAAAACAAATATATTTATTAACTATTGAATGTTCCTATAGGAATATTAATAAAAACAAAATAGGAAAGAAAGTTGTGAGTAAAAATAAAAATTATATAACTATTCATAATGTTTTTACAGAAAATACTGTTGAAGAATTACAAAACTGTGAAAGATCTATGAGTAAAATAGAATTTCAAATAAGAAAAAAGCACAAGAAAGATATTGAAATAAAAGTAGATAAAGTTTTAGACTCACTGCCAGTTGGTATGAGTAACGATATATATTAACCAAAAATTATTAACTATGAAGAACATGTTTTTTATTGCTCTGATGCTGACGGGTCAGCTATTTGCACAAATGGAAGAGGGACTATATTACTCCAATGAAGTTTATTACTGTGATGTTGAAAACAGAAAAAGAATTACAGAAACAAAGATGAATGAAGGATCTTATATTGAGGTATATAAAGATGGAATTAGGTTTTATAATGAAGGGAGGATTGGTTTATACCACGCCTGGAAATACATAGGTTATTTTGTTGAACATGAAACCTACTTATTAAGCAATAACAGTAAGGTTTGTATTGGTCCAGAAATAAATGGTATATACTATTTTTATGAGTATGATTATGACTACTATGAATACAAACAATTAATAGAATTTAGAAACATAACAAAAATATCAACTGAAGAGGGGTATGTTATGGATGGAAATTATTTAATGGACAGATGAGAAGAAAAAAGAAATATAATAAAAAGGTGAGGAATGCCACAGCCACTACTTTTAATGGCGTTAAATTTAAGTCAAAGCTAGAGAAGTTTACATACCAATGCCTGAGGGTGGCTGGCATACCTTTCAAATATGAAGAGGATAGATTTGTTTTAATAGATAAGTTTATATACAAAGGTGAATGTATTGAGAAGAAGAAAAAGAAAGGCAAGAATGTCTTTATAAAATCTTCTGAAAACATATCGCAAGCTACTTACCTTCCTGATTTTACTAATTTAGAGCAGGGTTGGATCATAGAATGCAAGGGGCTCAGAACAGAGGCGTTTAACCTTAGGTGGAAATTATTTAAGAATATGCTTGTAAAACAGAAAAAAAGTTACGATCTTTATATGCCAGGGACTCAGAAACAAATAATGGAGGTCGTGGAAAAATTAAAAAAGAAACATAATGCTAGCGGGAATATTTAAAAGTTTAATAGGTAATGCTTCAAGTATTATTGATGAGTGCGTAACAACAAAAGAGGAAAAGTTAACATTAAAAAATAAGATGAAAGAAATCTTAGTTAACGCAGAATCTAATGCACAAGAACAAGTCACCAGGAGATGGGAGGCTGACGCAAAAGCTGGATGGTTGCCAGCTAATATTAGACCATTAACCTTAGCTTTCTTAACTGTAATGCTGGTTATTATGTCTTTCTTTGATGGTAATGTAGGTGAGTTTAAAATGAACCCAATGTACGGGCCAATCTACACCCAGTTGCTATTAGTAGTTTACTCAGCGTACTTCGCTGGTCGCTCAATCGAAAAAATTAAAAATAATAAAAACAATAATAAAAATTAAATAAAATGGAACAAATAAAACTTACAGAAGAAGAACTAAAAGAAATTAAAAATCTAAATGAAGAAAAAACTAAATTAACTGTTAACTTCGGAAGATTAAAAACAGACATGATTTTGTTAGATGCTAGAATGAAAGAACTAATGAAGATGGAGGAAGATATGGTTGCTAAATTTAAAGGGGGAGAAACTAAAGGAAAGAAGATGATGGAAAAATTAAGTAAAGCATATGGTGATGGCTCTATAAACATAGACAATGGAACATTCACTCCGGCACCGAAAAAAGATGGGAAAGAAGAACGCTAAAAAGAAAGCTTGGAGAGATAAGTTAACTCTGCTTAATGTTCTTAGAAAAAGGATTAAGAAGACTAAGAATGAGTCTAAGGTAGCAGAGCTACAAGGTAAAATTAATTCTATAAAATCTAGGTTATGAAAGTAGAAATAGATCCGACTGTGATAGCCATGATGTTGGCTCATAGAAAAATTGAAAAGAAATATAAAGCTTTAGGATGGTCTCCTTGGGAGGAGGTTTTCGAGGAGTATGTTGGTAGAAAACTAACTAGTGAGGCTAAAAAAGACTACGACAAACACTACAAATATTTCTTTGATATAATTATGTCTAGAGGCAAGGTTGTGAAAAGCGAGGATAAGGT